CGCCACCAGGGCATTCTGCACATCCGACGTGTCGGCCATCAGGCGGTTTCCAGGATCGCAGTGCAGCGGTAGCCCAGGCTGGTAAATTCGACCATGCTCAGGATCAGGCGGAAGGTCTCGACCCCATTGCTATAGGTCACCACCATGTCGTTCCGCAGGGTGGCGCCAGGGATCGCGGGCAACAGTAATTCCTCCCACGGCAGCTTGGTGTCACCTGGCAGCTTCACGTCCCCGGTCTCGCCGCGTGGCCCCTTGATCAGGGCGGCCGGCCAGCCGGACGCCACGATCGGCTCATTGGGCCTGATGTCGCCGCCATAGCCTGGATTGAACCCCGCCAGCGGCATGGTTCCGGGCGCGCTGATCGTCACGACGCGGTTGCACAGCACAGTGCGGGCCGGCCGGAACGGATCCAGCGTGGTGACGAAATACGTCTCCGGCGTCGGCGTAACGAGATAATCCCCGATCTGCACATCCGTCGCGTCAAACGCCGCGTACCATTCCTCCGGCTTCTGGCGCTGCCGGGGCACGATTTGGCGCAGACTTGGATTGGTGTCGAACAACACTTGCAGCGAGCCGATCAGGTTGGCCGATGCGATGGGGGAGACCGAGTTCGTGGGCCGGTACTGCTGACAGGGAACGCCGAGGGTTTGCGCCGCCTTGGCGAGGCCGGCATTAACCCGGCCCTGGACTGTTGCCTGACTGACCATCGGTGTGCACCACCTCCAGCGGGACGTCGTTCGGCAATAGGGCGTAGCAAGTCATGCACAGCCACCCGCGATCATTGGGCGCCCAGAACACCGCCCCGTCACAGCAACCACAGGTGTGCCGCTCCGGCGGACGGAACGCGCCGGCCCAACTGACCGGCAGCTTTCCGAAGCAAAGGCGCGGGTCAGGTGGCCCCTTGGCCTCGACCGGGACCGGAGCCTGCGCCGGGGCTGGGGGCATCGGCCGGGGCGCCGGCCTGACAGGGGCGGCGGGCGCCGGGGCCGGGGGCCGCTCTCTGCCCAACCCGGGACGGCCCGGCTTGCGTGGCGGCGGCACACTGGCGGCCGGCCCCGCACTGAAGAAACCTAGCTGCTCGCTCATCACACCACCATCGCGACTGTGCTGCCCGCGCCGCCGCCGCCGGCGGTGACGAAGTCCGGCCCCGGCTGGATGCCCATAAATGCGCAGAGCCGCCGGCGCCACGCGTCGAACAGCGCCGCGCGCTGCGGCACCTCATCCCGGTTGTGCTTCCAGACCGCGGCCTGATCGGTGTCCAGATTAGCCGCCGCCGTGACGATCGCCGTTTCCAGCACGTAGAGGTTCGTCAGGTACGTGGTGATCACCACCGCCCCCTCAGACTGCGACATGTGTTGCAGGCGGTATTCCAAGGCCAAGTACTGGACGTTCACCCACGGAGCGGGAAACAGCACGTTGCCGTCAGCTCGCGCCGGGTAGCCGCAGAAGCGCCGGATGTCGACAAACTGCGCATCGGTGAATGCGTAGGGAACGAAGCCGGACATGGGCTACTCCTATCCGGCGATCGTCACCTGATGCTCCGCCTTGCGACCGACCAGCAGCGCGACCTCTGCCGGCTTGTTGACCCGTGTTCCGGCGGGCCAGAAGCGGTTGACCCCACCAGCGTCGATGAAGCCGTGCGGGCTGGTCAGCAGGATCTCTTTCGGCGTCCCCTCCGGTACCGGAACCGCATCAGGGTCGGCCTGCGCCGCAGCAGCAGCGGCTGCGGCAGCCTCCAGCGCCGCGATCTTCTGCTCCGCCGCGCTCAGCCCGACACGCGTCTGCTCGATCGTCGCAGCCTGCCCGGCGATCAGGTCTGAGTGATCGCTGATCGTCTGGTCGCGCTGCGCCACCTGCTGGCGCAGGCCTGCAATGGTGGCATCCCGCGCCGCGATCTCCTCGCTGAGCGCCAGGTCTGCCGCGATCTGGTCGGCTTCCGCCATGGTCAATCCTTCCTCGGATGGGGCCGCCCGCACCGCCCTTGGCAGCCGGGGCGGGTCGGGGGCGTAGAGCGCCCGCGCCAGGCTGTCGGGCCTGGCCGGGCGCGGTGTCGCAGTGTCGGACATTGCTGGCGGTTACAGGCTCTCCAGGATCGCGGCCCGCTTCCACGCCGCGTTTGTCGCAGTCGCGAAGATCGCCGGCGTGGTGTTGATGTCGGTCGGCGTGGTGAACCCGCCGATGTAGGACCACGATTGTGTCACAACCTGCTTGAGCGCGTCCAGCGGCTCGCGGGTGATGTGCGCGATGTCATCCACCACTGTCATCATGCCGCTGGCATCATCGACCGCCGCCGCCGCCGCCATGGCCTCGCGGGTGAATACCCCCTCGACCAACGCACCCTGGCCCACCAGGATGGCGCGGCGCACCGTCCCAACGCTGCTGGCCAGCGAGGTCTGCACCGGGTTCATGTTGGTTTCCACCAGCGTCACCCCGAGCATTTCAGAGATCACGCCGCGCTTATATTCGGAAGACTCAGGCTTGCCGCGGAAAAACAACTGGAATTCCGGGTCGGCATAAAGACCGGTCAGATGCAGCGGGTCGGCGTAGCAAATGTAATTTCCCGTCGCTGCCGGCGGCCGCACGCTGTTCGCCGACATGGTGGCCTTGGCCTGCAGAATCATCCCCATGGACAGCTTGCCATTGTTGTAACCGCTGGTCGAGCTGATCGCCGCGGTTGTGGTCGCCATGACGTTGGTGGTCGCATTCACGGGGCGCAACAGCAGCGGCGCAACGGCACTCTGCACCTGGTTGGCCGCGGTGCCATCCGCCACGGACACGTTGGTGCTGAACGTCAGGGTGCCGCTGTAGCCGCTCGGCGTCGTGCTGGTGTTGGACCCCGTGCCCGAGAAGGTCAGCAGCGACAGCCATGGATTGGCATTTGCCGGCGCCGCCCCATCCGCCACGCACCCGGTCACCGTGTAGGTATTGGACCCGACCAGCACGGCAAGGGTAGCCGAGGTACCGACAGCGGCGGGCACGCCCTGGGAGGTCCACGACGCAAAGAAGCCGCGGACATCATCCACCTTGACGGTGGTACCGGCGCTGCCCAGCGTGGTGGTGACTCGGGTATTGCCACCCATGTACGTGTCATACAGCGCGCGCTGGGCCAGGCCATCCACGGATCTGACGGCCTGCTCCGCCAACGTCTCCGCGTTGTTCAGGAAAAGGTCGTCGATCGCCACCCTGGCGGTCGCGACATTCAGCATCATGGGGGCCGCCCATTGCGCCACACTAAGGGTGTATTGCTCCAAACCATAGGTCTGCGGCGTCAGGCCGGAGGTGAAATCCGTCACCTGTGCCGGCGCCATCGGCGTCGTAATCATCGGCAACAGGCCGGTGCGGGTCTTGGTGATGGTTTCACCGATCCCCGCCATGAAATCCTCGCGGTCGGCGATGGCCCGGAAGCCCAGCTTGGCGCGCAGCGCCTGGCGAAACCGGCGCTCCAGGAACCCGGTTTGAATCGCCGACTGGATAACTGCCGGGAGGTCGTTAAATGCCATTGCGGCATTCCTTTCTCGTTATGGTGCGCCTCACCGGCGCCGGGTGAATCAAAAGGGCGCCGCCCCTTTCGGAACGGCGCCCCGCGGCGGTGTGGCCTCGGTTACGCAGCCGTGCGCCATGCCTTGCGGCGGTTCGCTTCCTCGAATTCGGCATCCGTCATGTCGCGGGCGTGCTTCTGGACCGGGGGCTGCTGGTTGGGCGGCGGATTGGGGTTGCTGGTGCTGCCCTGGCCGAACAGGAACGGTTTGGCCTTCTTCATCGCCTCGATCAGCGGCTTCGCGCCCGCCACCGCCCCCGCATCATCCACCGTCAGTTTGGCGATCTCAGCCTCATCCAGCAGCCGCAACTGGTCATGATCCAGCAGCCCGGCGGCCGAACCCTCGGCACGCAGGGCAAACCCGACGATCCGCTTCAGCGCGGCAGCCTGCGCCGCCGTCAGGGCCTCGGTGCCCTCCCGCTGCGCCTTGCCAAGCGCCTCGGCATGAGCCGCCGTGGCGCCGTCCAGCGCCGTCTTGTGCTCGGTCCGCAGCGCGGCCACAGCTTCGTCTCCGGCGCGCTTCGCCTCGGCCAGCGCCTCCCTGTGGGCCGTCACAGCGGTCCGCGCTTCATCTTTCAGCCGGTCGATCTGCGCTTGCAGGCCGGCCACGTAGTCGGCCGAGAATTTATTGTCGCCGCCCCGCGGGGCGGGATCACCTTCAGCCATCATCGACTCCTGTTCGGTTCGTCAACTGCAAAATCGACAAAAATTATTCCAATTCTATTCCGGACTGCTGTTTTTGAAGAACGCAGCGACGTCCTTCCACGGCTGATAACGCTCGGTTCCGGTCCAGTGGGCGGCGTCGGCTGCCGTCCATGGGCTGGTCGGAACGTCCATCCCGCAACAAACGCCATCGTCCGGCGGGGGTGATAGGACGCCCCTATTCATGGCGGGGTGTCGCCGCCCTTGCCTTGGTTGCCGTTCGGACCCGGCATGACCTGCTTTGTCTGCCCGGTCGGGGGAAGTTCGGTCCCTGCGATGATCGCCTTTTCGTCCGTCGCGATCAGCCCCAGTTCGTGCTGCACGTCCTCGATGTCCCAGGTCTCCGCCACGGCCTTGACTGCCGTCTCCCGTGACATGATCCCGGCGACCCGCAGCGTGGCCAGCCCATTTGCCTCCTGCACCCGGTCCTCGCCAGTCGGCGGGAACCAAGGCGGCCATTTCAGCGAGACCTGAACATCATCGGCGATCGGAGTAAGCGGCTTGCCGTTGATCAGCAGTGGGAACTGCCGCGACAACCGCATCACCATGCGGATCAGCGGCAGCAGACCATCCTCGCCGTAGCTCTGCCGGAGGTGGTCGGCCAGCCAGATCAGCGCCTGGTGCATCAACTCCAGGGCGCGGCCAGACTGCGCCGCCGACAGTTTGTCGGCGTTGGACCGGTTGCCGTGCATCCCTTCCAGCGCCATTTCGCGCAGGGCCCGGCAGTATTCGATCACCGCCGCTGCCGCGGTGCCGTTGATCTCCAGCAGGCGGCCGTCGCCATCCTTTGAAACGATCAGGGCGTTCGCCGCTGACCGCACGAATTGCTGTTGGTCGCCGAATGCCGGCTCCTTGATCAGCAGCGTCGGATCGCTCGAGTACTTCAGTCCTCGCCCGGCCTGGCTGAGCTGGTACTCGATCTCGATTGTGGTCTCGATGCCCGCCCTGAATGTGCAGGCGCCATCCACCGCCGAGCCGGATGCCGAGGGACCGGGCAGGTTCTTGATCCACACGACGGGCACGAAGCCCAGCCGATGGTCGACGGTCTGCACCGGGTCCTCAACCGGTCCGGCACCTTCCTTCGCAACCGGCCACGGCCAGTACCAGATTTCCCGCTGGTCATCCCACACCCGCTGAAACCAGTACCACTCATGATCGTCCGACAAGGTGTAGCCGCGTTCCTCAAGCTCCCCTCGCCGGACTTTGTATTTCTCGGTCACCCCGGCCAGCGTGTCCGGCGCATCGCGCCGCCATGCCGGCGTCAGGTATTCCGTGTTCATCGGCTCGAAAAACACGCGGTTCTTCAGGACCCGCATCAGGATCGCCACCGACCCGACCGAACCGCTGATCGCGGCGTCAGTCATCACCCTGGCAAGCCTGGTTTCCTTCACCAGCACCAGCAGGCTTTCCCGCACCGCAGCGTCGGTGCATTCCAGGGTTGGGAAATGCCCCTCGGAAAACACCAGCGCCACGCTGTCCTCAACCGCCAGCCGGCAAAGGTTGTGCCGTACCGAGGGGCGCCGCTTCTTCAGCGGAATGTACTCGCCGGCGTCGTTCCGTTCTTCGTGGAATTCGTATGTCAGCAGGTCATAGATCCGACCCTCCAACATCCGCCGAAGGACGTCGATCTCTCTGGTGCGGGCCGGATAGTCAGGGTCCCGACGGAGCGGGGCCGTCAGGGTGTTGAACATTACGGCCGCACCCCCCGGCGTGCCATCAGTTGGTAATCCGGGTCCGCGGCCAGCAGCTGCGGCACCGCGACACCGATCAGCGGGGCCAGGCCCGCGGCGGCCTGCGGGGACATGGGCCGCAGGCCGGCGCAGACCTCCACCAGATGAACCGTTGGCACGCTGATCGACGCGGCCACCGTGGCGTGGCCGCCATTGGCAACCACGTAGAGCCGCGCCGTCTCGATCAGGTTCGCCATGCGCCCCCCCCTTATGCGAACGCCTTGAGCAGGTTGCCCAGGGTGTGCGTCCCATCGTTGATGAACTGCACCATATCTGCGGTCTCCCGTGGGGCGCCTGGTTAGAAGTCGGCGCTCGCCAGGATGTAGCCGGAGCCGCCGCCGCCCTGGAGCAGCGTGCCCTGGCCCGCCGTGCCCGCACTGTTGCCGTTGACGCTGATCGCATTGGGGGTGTGCGTGGCGCCCGCCGTGATCGTGCAGGCGGTCGCCGTCCCGGCCTGATTGGTCTTGAAGGTGCCCGCCGCCACCGTAACCGTGGGCGCTTTGTAGAACTGAACCGGCGTGGCCATGTAGAAGACCTGCGCGCTTGCTCCGGTGTTCATGCCGGCGCCGACGATGACGCCGGCGGCCGGCTCCGGGGTGAGCCATGCGTAACGCTGGCAGATTTCCAGTTCGACCTGGGCGTCCCGATGCTCGAAGGGTGAAACCGCGGCCCCCTGCTCGATCTGGCAGCCCATGAACTGCACGAAGTCGTTGGCGCCCGCCGTGCCGCTGGGGGTGTAGGACACCAGCACGCCAAGCTGCGTGCAGCCCGCAGGCACCACCCCGCCGAACGAGTAGCGCGTCATGGTGGTGTTGATGGCCTGGGTGGTGTTCACCACGCTGGTCTGGCCGGTCCATGAACCGGCTACCATGTTCGCTGCGCTCTGGTTGGAGCCGGTGCCGCTGATGACCTGGACGGTGAGCGCGCCACCGGTGTACCCCGACCCCGCCGCCGCCCAAAACGAGAACGTGATTGTCTGCCCCTGCATCCTGATCGAGTCCGCGGTCTCGATCACCTGGCCGAGATTGATCGCTGCGGTGTTGGTGTTGCCGCTTTGGCGCTGGAACTGCAACGCCGTGCTGAACCCTGTCACCGAGACGTTCGCCACGCTCGCCATCAGGATGGCGGACGACGCCCCGCCGACCGCAAACCACCGGTCGGCGAAGTATGTCACCGTGTTGCTGATCGCCGACGAGATCACACCGCCCGAGGCCAGACCTGGGGCGTTCCGCTGGAACGGGTTGACGGTGAAATCGCCGCCGTCGAGCAGGTTGCGGAACTGCACCGGGGGCTGGGCCGCCGGGGTGTAGGATGCGCCGGACGCCGCCAACGTGGCGCCGTTGTAAGTCAGCGACACCGGGTTGACCACGCTCGACCCAAGCACCAGGCCCGAGGCATTGTTGATCGAGCCCAGCGTCGTCATGGTCGCGACCGGCACGCCCGCGGTGAACGTCTTCAACGTCATATCGAAGGCATGGGCCGCATAGCTCTGTGTCGCGCCGCTCGCCAGCGTGAAGCTGGGGATCTGCCACGTCAGCAGGTTGTTCCCCCCGGTCGCGCTGTCGAACAGGGCCGCATAGGTCGATGCCGACCACGAACCGGTGGCGCCGAAGGTGACGCCCTGGACAATTTCTGTCATGCCCGTGTACGGATCATAAAGCAGGGGCACCGCGATACGGGCATAGCCCGCCCCGGTCTGTTCGGTGAACACGCCGGAGGTCGTGAAGGCCGTACCCAGCGCCAAATACCCGGTGATGACGGTTTGAAATGCCATTTCATGTCCCCTGAAAGCCCGGTATCGGGCGGTTTCGGTGCCGCCGGATCACACCGGCCGCCGTTGTTACGAAAATGCCGCCAGAAGGACGGCTGACAGCGCTATTGCCGCCAGGACGGCGACCCAAACCCATTCGCCGCGCCCCATCAGGGGCGCCCTCGGCATGAATTCGGCATAGTGCGGTGCGTGAACCTCGGCCATCGCCTCCGGGGCGTCGGAAACTCGGGCCTGCGCGGCATCTGGACGGCCTGAGCCGCCCATCACGGCGCCGTCAGGGGTCTGGATAGACCTGGGCCGGAGCGGGCCGCCGTCGCCCTCCGCCGTCCTCGCGGCGACGATCCTCACGGGACCCGCCCAACACCCCATGGCAGCGCCTGGAGCGCTGCCATGTGGCAGATACCGCCGGTCACGGCGTCGGGGCGGTCAGTCATGAGCGCGATCGAACGCCACCCCCAGCGCCTGACGCGGATACAGCCGAACCGCCTGCTGGATC